ACTGATAATCCAGAGTTGATTAAAGATCAAACTTGGAGGTTAGCAAATCTTTATTGGATTATAACTAAAGATGGGGACAAACAAGTTTTTACAATGAACGCTGCTCAAAAGCATTTCTATGATAATTATTTAGCAATACCTAAACCGTATCATAGACATGTAATCTTGAAGAGTAGGCAGTTAGGATTTACTACTTTTATAGATCTATTTATTTTGGATTCTATTCTATTTCAAACTAACAAGGAAGGGATTGTTATAGCTCATAAAGTTGAAGATGCTACAACTATTTTTGATAAGAAAATCGAGTTCGCTATTCGTAATATGGCGGATGATATAAAAGGAGCGTTTTTTAAGATTAATCAAAAGTCATCGAGAAAGATTCAAGTGGTTATAGATTACGGACCAGAACAAGGTTCTACTTCTTCTATTGCTGTGTCTGTTTCTGGTAGGTCTGGGACTTATCACTTAGTTCATATTTCAGAGTTTGCAAAGATGTGTGCGACTTATCCAAAGAGAGCTGAAGAGGTAGAGCGAGGAACATTCCCAACAGTACCTTTTGATGGTTTTATTTTTATTGAAAGTACAGCGGAGGGGATGGCAGGTAGATTTTACGAGATGTTCCAACAGAATTGGTTGAACCGAGAAGATATTACTCCTCAACTTTCACAGGTACAGTTCTTACCGCATTTCTATAACTGGCAGTACGATGAGATGGAAATGAAGAAGATTTACGAGCCGGTTCCAGTTGAAAAGATGGAGGTGTGTGAGATTGACTGGGCTTCATACCAGATAGAACACGACCTGACGGATATTGAAATAACATATTACTATATGAAGTGGTTACAGTTTGGTGGTAAGAATAGTCCTGATGCAGTTAGATCTTTAATGCAGGAATACCCTACTACTCAGGAGGAAGCTTTTTTATCAACAGGTCAGACTTATTTTTCTACAGCTAAGGTGGCTAAGTTGTTGGCAACAGTTGTGAAAGGAGAGAAAGGTGAACTAGGATATAAAGACAAAGAAATAATTTTTAATCCAGTATCTTCTGGTTCTTTAGAAGTATTTAAAATGCCAGAGCAAGGTATGAAATATATTATAGGAGGAGATACAGCTGAGGGGTTAGCGACAGGAGATGCTCAGGTTCTATATGTAATAAATCACAAAACAGAGGAGTGTGATGCTATTTATCATTCTCAAGTACCACCAGACGAATTAGCTACAGAAGCTTATAAACTTGGGAAATTCTATAATTGGGCTTTAGTTGGTATTGAAGTAAATAAAGACGGGTTGTGGGTAAATGATGCTCTGGAGAAATTGGGGTATATCAATTTATACTATCGAAAATCATTTGATGATATAACACAGAAGGTAACGAAGTTTTTTGGGTGGAAAACTACTTCTGCTACAAGGCCCTTTGCTTTGGCAGCTTTATTGGCAGTGTTTTTTCGAAAAGAGAATGGCTTTCCTGCACATATATTGAACGAAATGTTGACATTTATTCGAAACTCAAAAGGGAAACCGGAAGCTATGGCAGGGAAACACGATGACGTGATCATGGCAGCCAGTATTGGATACGCAATTCTCGGAGAACAGGAATCATTTGTTGATGGTTCTGGTTCTGAAGAGGAATTTTCTATTAGTAGAGCAATGTTTGGTGAAACAAGTGGACAAATGAATCATTAATTAACATTAAAACTTGCATTTTAAATTAAATAGCCCATAATTTATACTATAAACTTAATTTTTTAAAAAAAATGGCTAAAACTGAAACAAAAGAGGAAAAAAAGACGATAGATTTCATCGAAGGAAAGAAAAATGAGATGAAAAAGTCAAAGTATCGAGTAAAATTTGATGCTTTAGCTTCAGAAATAGATAATAATTTGATAAATACGATGGTAAGCTATGGTGAGAAATTATATGAGCAAAGTGGTTGGGGGTCAATGGTTTTTTATAATAAGATGGCAAATGGATCTTATGATATAAATGTATATCCTCAAAAAGCTACGGGAGCCGGTAAAAATAATTCAGGAGTCCCTGTTTCTCAGGAACCAATTGCTTTTTCAAAAATAATGATTGCAACTTCTGTCTTGGCAGGGAAACTTCCTGATGCAAAAGTTGTAGCTGATGACAAAGTTTATGGAAAAGCTATGTATGAATTGTGGAAAAGGAACTGGTCTATGACAGGGGCTAATGGCTCTAATACTTTGATGCTGACTTACCAAAATATATTTACTTATGGATGGGCGGCTTGGAGAGTTTATCCACGAAGAGTTCAGGTTCCACGAAATGGAACAACAAAAATTTTATTTGATGATATTTACAGAGAACCTTTGGAATGTACAAGGACTTGGTTAGGGGTTGGATTTAATAACGGAGATGCTTGGTCACAAACTGAAGTTTATTATGAAAAAGATATGCCGAAGGAAGAATTTTTTATTATGTATCCAGAAGCTGATTCAGGTCCTAATAAAAAGAAATTAGAATACTGTTCTGTTTCCAAAGAAGCTTCAGATGAAAATACAGAAAAAGTTCAAACTAGTGTAACGATTGGTTATTACGAGAATGTATTAACTAATAGATATGTAGTTACCTGTGGAAAAATGAAAATCTATGACGGGGAACTTCCCAATGATGGATCTCACGGGTCTGTTGTAGTGGCTCGATGTTTTGCAAAGAACATGAATGATCCTTACGGAGTTGGCCTTTATGAAATGATGAGAGGGAATACAGCTATTTATACATATATAAATTCACTTAATGCACAGCAAGTTGAAGCTGAAATATTTCCACTACTTTTTGGTACTCAAGTACAGAATGGTTCTGCTACATATAAAAGAGGACCGAATGTTATTAATCCAAAACACCCCGGAACAGATATTGATGTAGTGAAAACTTCTGGAAATGTTCAGCAAGGGATTCAGTTTGGTGATAACCAGAAAAAGGCAATTGAAGAGAATACCGGAGTAAACAATATTGTGGCAGGAACACAATCAGAAACGACACTGGGTTCTACAGTGATTCTGAAAGAAGCAGCTTATAACAGATTAACACCACCAAAGAATTCAATGGTGACGGGATTGGAAGCTGATGCACATATTGCAAATACTTGGATGACACAAATTTATCCTGTTGATAAAATTTTTATGATTGATTCTGATGATCAGCTTTCAGAGTTTGCAAAACAAAATCCTGATTATTTTGTTGAATCACAGGAAGTTCTAAATGATGCGGGAATTCCAGTTGGAATGGTAGCAGCGGCTTCTAAAAATTTGAGATTGAATTTTGATTTTACACCAGAAGGGGATGTTATGGAGAACGTTGATACTCGTCAAATTTCAGCGAAAGGGTTATTTGATGAAATGAAAAATACTGGTCACATGAGTGATTATATAGAATTTATTATTGATCCTGATTCAATGCTTTTACCTTCTCTTGAAATTCAGAAGCAAACTTATATGGCTTTATTCCCAGTGATAACAAATCAGATTACACTTATTTTCTCAATGAGGAATAAAGATCCAGAAGCAGCAGCGGCTCAGTTGATGGCATTGGAAAAACTTCTTGATATCCAGAATGGAGATATTTATGATTATATTTCTAAAGCTGATTACGATGCTATTATGAATAAACAACCTTCTGATATGCAGAAACAAATGCAAGAAGAACAAATGCAACAGGAAGCAAAGAATACAGCGATGCAAGACAGGGCTGGAGGAGGGAAAGGTGGTGGTTCTCCAATGGGACAACAAATGGCAGGTGATGGTACAGATCCTATGCAACCACAAAACGCAAATGAAGTTCCACGACCACAAAGCGATATGATGTCTTCAATTGATGCTTCTGTTGGGAGAGCAGCTAATATTGGATAAAGGATTATGGGATTAAGAGATATATATAATTCAATAGGAGGAGGAGTTAATAAAGTTAAAGGATCTTTATCAGGTCTTTTCAGTGATAAGATTTCATATAATAGAAAGCCTGTTTCAAAACCAGTAGAACCTATTTCAAAAAATTATAATCTAAATAATAGACAAGCAACCATTAATGATTCTGACTTTGAAGCTCTTAGGCCATTAATTTACGGTGAAGTTTCTAATCGTAATTTGGGGAAAAAGAAGTTGGAATCTGATGTTATTTTTAACACAGCATTAAACAGGCAAAGAGAATATGCTAGTCGTGGTCAGAATAAAACTATATCTGAAATTTTAGCAATGCCAAATCAGTATCAGGCTTATGGGGGAGATCAATATAATGAATACACGAATCCTTCAAATTCAGGTTCAGTATTAAAAAAGAAAGAGGTTGATAGTATTA